TGGATGCATCTGCCCTCCGGGCGCTAACAAGGAATGTGAGAATCCAATTTGCCCTCGCAAACCTCAAGTAAATTTGTCCAGCACTATCAACGTAAAGGATTAGTATAATGCGTTGGTATCCACGTGATCACTGGCGAAAGTGGTACGCATGGTATCCTATCATAACCGACCACGGTGTTGTGGCTTGGTTAGAAACAGTCTGGCGGCGTCACGATGGTGTGCGGCATCACTATCTTTTGCGCGAGGAGTATAGTGACATTGAGCCGACGGTATAACCACCGGTTATATTGGTTTTGCCCACTTTTCATCTTTTAGTTTCAATGGCTTGCAGACCACCCTTTGTGACAAAAATGTCACACCCACCCCAGATGAACAAAAGTTAATAAAATAGGTCTGTACATCTACCCTCATCCACGGTATAATGGTCACATCAGAAGGAGAGAGAACATGACCACCGTTAATCAGATTATGCTGACCCTGGCCGAGCATGGTAAGGCCCACGTTGTTACCGACCGCCCTCTGGTCGCGCGCCAGATTTTCCGTGAGGCCGCGCGCAAGGATGGCGCCTATGTCCGCATCGACATCGTCGAGGGTGGCATTAACCTTCGCCTGCGCCGCTTTGCATGAATATAGTGAATAGGCACGCGACCGACCGAGATATCGAACTTCTGTTCGGTCCGTTGGAGCCGCATGAGAAGGTTGCCCGCGTGGATACGGATGAACTCCTTTTCGAGGATATCGCCGTAGTCGTTGGCGCGTGGCCTTCACGTGGTCAGGCTCGTAAGAACGGTTGGTCGGGTCGCGTGCCTACCCGCTTTGGTAACCGCAAGCTTGGTAAGCGTACAATCTGGTGGTTAGAGGCGCTTTCTATTGAGGAGCCATAGATGCCCAAAAATTTAGTTGTATTTGGTTGCAGTTTTGTTTATGGGCATGGGCTACCAGATTGTCATATTGATCCAGATCAACCTGGGCCGCATCCAAGTAATATGGCGTGGCCTAGCTTATTGGCACAAAGGTTGGGTAGAAACTGTATTAATATATCATCACCCGGTGCGAGTAATTTCGAGATAGTTCTTAATGTATTGAAATTCAAATTTCACCCAGATGATATATGCATTATCATGTGGACTTTCCCTGATAGGGATTGGATTTTATATGATAATGGTAAAACAGAAAAAATTGGAAACTGGGCGGATAAAAACAAATTTATATCTTGGTTGAAACTTAATCCAGAAAAAACAACACATCTTCGTTTTTGGTCATGGGTAACTTTAATTCATTCTTGGTTAATTAGTAATGGTATTAAAGTATATTATCTTCAACCAAGAATGAATCTTTACGGTATATGTCCACCTTGGGCAAAACATGTAAAATTCTTATCGTCGAATCTATTTGAAATTAGACAGATATATCCGAAAGCATTGGATAATCGTCATCCCGGTCCAGAAGCCCATCAGGTTTTTGCTAAAGAAGTTTTTAACGAAATCGAACAACCTACAGGAGAGACATATGCATTACGAAGTTACGATCCTTGACGGTCGCCGTATTATTCGGCGCGAGACGTTTAACTCCTATGAGGCTGCTATGGCCTTCTTTGATGTGCAGCGCGATAAGTACACCTGCGAGTTTCGTGACCTGCGCGCATATGATCGCTGGTCGCTGCGGGCGGCCTAATCATGGAACGCAAGCTGTATTATTGCGAGTGTGATCCACACGGTGATGCCGTGTGTGATCGCCCATGCGCGCGATCAGCCACGGAACGTAAGGCTGAGGCCGATGCTCTTGTAGAGGCTGCGCGTCAGGCTAGGCTTGCCGCAGATAAACAGAAGTCATAATGCTAGAGGACCTAGCCGTCTGGTTTGGGTGTAACCCATCATTACAGGACCCAATCCTGTGTATCATTAATACCATACTCATATTACCAGGCGTTGTTGGTCTATCCTCGGTCTTTCTTTTATACATTATGGCCGTACCTATAGTCATATGGGCTATGTGCATCAATCTGGTGAAATATATACGGCAAAGGATAAGAGGAGATTAATATGGCACCATATGGTGGCGGCCGCGATCACCCACCCAGGCCGCGCGAGAATTTTATTGAGACTCAGCATGTGCATGACCTATCCGCAGTTGATAGCGCGCTGGCTGTGCTATTCATTGTAGGCGTATTGGTTGCAATTATGCTATGGTAGGCATTGACGAATTTTTTGTCGGTCTAATTCTAGGACTTGTAATAGGTTGTTTGTGGACAGCCTATTATCTAATGGGGAAAAAATAGTGCCCGATCGTCTAATGGTAGGACTACAGGTTTTGGTCCTGTGTATGTTGGTTCGAATCCAGCTCGGGTAGCCACAAATAATTCTGTACACCACGCCTGCTATATGGTAATATGTTTATATCAAGAGGAGAGTGACATGAAGCTTGAAATTGATGACGACCTGGTTGACAAGATCGTGGTTGAGGCGCTTCGCCGCCAATATGAAAGCCTGTGTAAATCCATTCACGACCTTGAGGGTCGTCGTAGCCTCGCTAAGTATGAAGAGGAAGACCTGAAGGATAATATCATGTATGCCCGCGCGATTCGAAAGGCTGTGGAGTATTTCTCGCCGGTCGATGATCATGAGCGTTGGCTTACCGGTGTGGAGGATGAAATCAATGACCGCTAATATCGCATATGGTATTGCAGGTTTCTTTGCTGTAATTTTTGGTGCGCCAGCAATCATCTATCTGCATAATCTCTATCTTGGTTTTCTATTTGGTGGTGTATTTTTCTGGACTAGCCTTTGGTTGATCATCATTGGGCTTGCTATCGGTTCAATGATTACCGAACTTCGTAGTATGACCAAGAAGAAGTCCGATGCCTGAATTTGATTCAGAACTGCAGAAGCTTGTTGATGCTTGCGACTATGATACCAAGCTTGCTGTAACCGCGTGGGTTATCTCCCACATTGATGATCATGGTAATGGTGGTGGCTCTTTTCGGTATCTAATCTATAATCGTCTTAACTTTGGTCCAGATGCCTATGTGCCTCTGTATGAGGCTGGCGGTATGAATATTACAAATGAGCTGGACTATGACGCCATGCGTAATATCGCTGATGTCATGCGCGAGGAGAAGATTGAATCAGCAAAGCTAAAGGGTATGGTCGGTCTTTGTGACGAACCTGGTTGCTTTGATTTTATTACCTGTGGTACGCCGACTGATGATGGTTATCGCAGCACTTGTAGTGAACACGCTCCGAACCGTGTAAGTTCGGGCCCGTAGCCCAACCGGCAGAGGCAGAGGACTTAAAATCCTCACAGTGTCGGTTCGAATCCGACCGGGCCTACGGACCTGTAGCTCAATGGTTAGAGCTGGCCGCTCATAACGGTCTGGTTGGGGGTTCGAGTCCCTCCGGGTCCACCAGATTATGGTGTGGTTGCTAGATGCCGCACCATATGCCCGAGTATCCGCGATTAGGATACGGGGCTTAGTCATCTAGCTATGCTTGCGCTGGGTGGGGGTGCAGGCGAGACTAATTCCTACTGCTGCACGCGGTGGGAATAGCCCACCCCATTTTTGAGAGAATATATATCTGATGAATAGTCAGGTATATTCTATGAATCAATCAAATACATTTTGTATCTTACCATGGATACACTTAAGCAGTCGTCCAGACGGCCGAATGCGTATATGTTGCACCGCTAATGCCAGTTCAGTATTAGACCCCGATTCCAGTCAAAAAATTGGTGCTGGTTCAATCGGCGTAGTCAAAAATGATGATGGTATTCCAGCAAATTTCAATCATACTACGCTAGATGAAGCTTGGAATTCCAGTTATATGAGAAATATACGAAAAATAATGATGCGTGGTGGAAAACCAGCAAGCTGCATGAAATGCTATAAAGAGGAAGATTCTGGATATCTTAGCAAGAGAAATTGGGAGACTGAATATTGGGGAAAACGATACGATATTGATGCAATAGTAGATGAGACTGATAAAGACGGTAATATCCCGGTCAAAATTAGATATATTGATTTGAGGCTAGGTTCTAAATGCCAATTGGCATGTGTGATGTGCACCCCACATGATAGTTCAGGTTGGGTAAAAGAATGGAATGAGATATTTCCGCAAATTCAAAATAAAAAATTAAAAGATAATAGTCAATGGATCAATAAAGGTAAAATTCATGGTGCCAATTATAATTGGCACAAAAATAACCCCAGATTTTGGAATGAATTATTTGACCAGATACCTAATTTATATCAGTTATATTTCGCTGGTGGAGAGAGTCTTATAATAGATGAGCACTATGAACTTCTTGAAGAATGCATAAAACGTGGATATGCTAATAAGATAGTGCTTCGATATAATTCAAATGCTGTCGAGTGGAGAAGTGATCTTTTTGATCTTTGGAGTAAATTCAAACAAGTAAGATTTCATTATTCAATTGATGCTTATGGTGAGCAAAATGACTATATTAGATATCCATCAAATTGGAAAAACCAAGAGGAAGTATTTTGGAAATTAGATCAAACTCCTAGCAATGTTATTATTACTATTGCCACTACAGTTATGGCAATAAATGTTCCATACATACCAGAATTTGTAAAATGGAAAATTGAGCAGGGATTTAAAAAAATAAATTTGTGGCCTTTTGGAGCAGGTAGCATCGGTACTCATTTTGCATATTGGCCACCACACTTAAATGTTAAAATTCTACCTAAACATATTAAAAAATGGGTAACTTCAAAATATGAAGATGAATTCTACCCATGGATAGAAGATAATTGGGACAAATTTACGGGCATAAAAGAATTTGGTATAACCAAAGAACAATTTTTATCCGATGAATATGGTCTACCTAGATTTAAAGCTATTATCAATTTTATGAATTCTGAGGATTGGTCGGGTCGTCTATCTGAGACAAAAGAATATCTTCAGTTAATTGATAAAACTCGAGGTTTATCATTTGCAAAGACCTTTCCGGACCTAGTAGATTTAATTATCTAATTAGTTTGTAGAATGACATTTCATATACAATGGCGAGCAAATGAAGGTATAGGTGATTTTGTATCTGGTATATGCTATGCACATTCATCTGTGCTAAAATACCAGAAACCTGTGCGCGCGACATTTCATTGGCCTAATCGAAAAGATTTTTTATTTGCGCCAGATGATACAGAATCAATATATGATAGATTTGAATGCGTCCTTAACCATCTAAAATCAGTTGATGGTTTGACAGTGGATCATGTATTTGAGTCGCAGCCTAAATTTAGATACATAAATCTTCTTGATGAATTCAACCCCATGCACGGTCTATGGTATACCAAACAACCGACGATAATAGAGTCAGGTCTTGTTGTATTATGGACATCAAGACACAATACCAAATTTGTTGGTTATCAAAAAGATCCAGCACATGATATGTGGGATGAGATAGTTAAACGATTGGAAATGCGCGGGTATAATATTGTTGAAGTTACATATCGCACTCCGATTAAGGAAATGATCGATCTAATTCATAGATGCGAATTTGGTCTTGGTTATCAGGGTCTAGCCATGCATCTATATAAATTTATGTGGAAGCCTTTAATTGTCATATCAGGTAGAGCTAAGTGGTGCAGATTTTTGGTACCACAAGCATATACATTAGATGACCCAAAATTGCTTCTTGGTGATATTGCTAGGTATGCAGATAAGAGTAAGGGCATAATGGAAAAGTTATTGATAGATCATAAGAGATACCTAAATGATTATCATAATCCGATAATGCATCCATTATATGAAAAGCCTATCTTTTCATGATTAGAATATTTGTCGGATATGAATCTAGACAATCAATGGCGTACCATGTTCTAGCAAATTCTATTATTTCTAGATCATCTATTCCGCTGACAATCTCACCTTTGGCGTTATCGAATCTACAGACCATTTTTGATCGGCCTAGAGACCCATTACAATCAACAGATTTTTCATTTACACGTTTTCTAATACCTTATCTTTCAAATTATGAAGGATGGTCGCTATATCTTGATTGCGACATGGTAGTGGTGGATGACATAGCTAAATTGTGGGAGCTAAGAGATAACAAATATGCTATTCAGGTTGTAAAAAATAATCATACACCTCAAGATGATATAAAATTTTCTGGTGAGAAACAAACAATGTATTCAAAGAAAAATTGGTCTAGTGTTATGTTATTCAATAATGATAGATGTAAAAAGCTTGATCCAAATTATGTAAAATTAGCTAAAGGTCTTGACCTTCATCAATTTAAATGGTTGGATTCTGATGATGAAATAGGCGCATTGCCAATGCAATGGAATTATCTAGCCGAATATGAACAAAATTTAGCCCTTGACAAAATCTCACTAATACACTATACTAACGGTGGTCCATATTTTTCGGAATACAAAAATTGCGAATATGCAGATATTTGGTTCCGCGAGATGAATAAATTGAAATAGATAATTTGGTCCCGTAGCTCAGCTGGATAGAGCAACAGACTTCTAATCTGTGGGCCGCACGTTCGAGTCGTGCCGGGATCGCCATTTGATTAAATAGGAGAATAGGTTTGATATGATTAAGAATATTCGAATTGTTCAGGATCATGGATGGATCCAACAACCTGATGGTAGACTTGAATGGGCACCAACTCAATTTTGGATTGAGGTGCAAAATGGTTTGAATGAATGGCAAAAGTTGGAGGTATTTAAGATTAATGAAGTACCTCGTGATGATGATCCTCTTTATGACCGCCCACATAGCCATTGACATTTAACCTCAACTAATATAGTATTACTTTATCGGCGTGAGGGTTGGTACTCACCAGGAGCTTATACCTCCTTAGGCAGCTGATTACTGTTGGGATAGGGTTCGATTCCCTACATGCCGACCAAGTTTTGGGTGATTAGCTCAGCGGTAGAGCACCGCCTTTACACGGCGAGGGTCGGGAGTTCAATCCTCTCATCACCCACCAATTTTTGGGGAAGCTGCTCGGATGGCGGACGGGCACCGGACTGTAAATCCGGCACATAAGAAACACAGTAGGTTCGAATCCTACCTTCCCCACCATTTCTCGGACCCTTAGCTCAGCGGTAGAGCATCGGACTTTTAATCCGTTGGTCCCGGGTTCGAATCCCGGAGGGTCCTTTAATTGCACCAGCTAGTTTTGGCCTCACCAAAATATTCGCGCGCGAGACCTTCTCTGATGAGCATCGTACGAAGCGATGCACCATCAACCATAATATCACCTATTACACGACCACCATATTTGTCCCATTCCCTCAGCATCACTGTTACTCTTGATGCTGAGGTAACGGCACGGGTGGTATATTCTGTAGCACGTTGACCTAATGCTGCTTCCCTTGGACATTGGGCCCTATGCCCCTTTTCCGGAGTATCAACTCCAAAAATTCGGACTGATATTCGTTGTGGGATTGGTGCGGGTACCCATGGCGCCGCAAATTGAACCGTATCACCATCAACCACACGTATTACACTCCACGAATGCTCAACAGGTTGAATATTTCGCCCTTGAGCCACTGAGGTATCCATACCAACCATTAGACCAGTAATAAGACCTAAAATTGCCATTAAAATGTGCATAATTATTCCTTACCAAGATGTAATATTATCATATTGTTTGTGTTGTGAGATCATGTCTATGATAGACTGTCGATCTAATTTGGTAATTAGATCGGCAACAGGTATATCACCTAAAGATATTTTAGGATCATTTTTATAAAACCCTAGTGAATTTAACCAATTTGAATTTCGATCAAACCAACTAAAAAATTCAGTTACCTTATAATCGGTGTCCGAAAAATATATGGTAGTATCGGCATTATATTTACTTAGTGGTACTATATTATGTTCCCCAACGATATTATCTTCATCTTTAAAAACATCATATAGGGTCTTACCTACATGAGGATAATGTATGTATGCGGTACCAAATTTCATTGAGGTTTCAAATTTAAGATAATCATTTGATAATAGTGAATCTTTTTTTATATTATTAGCCCTAATTACAATTTTTTTATTACCTGATTTAAATGATTCTATTTTGTGAATCAATATATTAAATCGCTCTATATAAAATTTTACCTTTGGTGGAGCATTTGCAAAAAAAAGCTCCGGCGTGTCTTCATTCCCTCTCATAATCTCAAAATATTTGTGAAGATAATTCATATCAAATTTTGATATATCAATTATTGGTTCCCACAAATTTATAATCTCAGCACACTTTATAAGTTGATCAATTGTATTACCAATATTATCATTGAAATTGTAAAGTCTGTCTTTTTCACAAAAAGTTGATGTGTTTATAGCTAAGAGTAGTTTTTGATACCATCTCCTAGCTATATCTGTATCTCTTATTTTGAATTTTAAATTTGATTCTTTAAAATGTAAAAAGAAACCACAATCTGACATGCATATAATCAATATTGGGTAGATTTCTTAGCCTTTCTACCGCGCTTGGTAGAAGCAGGTGGTGGCGGTGCTACCTTAGGTGCACGTGGCTTACGCACAACCTTTTCCTTGACCTTAGCAACCTTAACCTCAACCTTTTCGACAGCCTTCTCGACTTCAACCTGAGCGGCTTCGACCTTAGCTTCGACCTTCTCGATAACCTGCTTTACTTCAACCTGAGCGGCTTCGACCTTAGCCTCTACCTTAGCTTCAACCTTGTCGGTAATTTCCTTGAGATCGGCCTTAATCTCATCAAGCTTCTTCTCGGCCTCGCCCTTTTTTAGACCCAGCCATATAAGAATTTTGGTAAACATATTTCCTCCTTATAGCGAATATATCGCAGATTTATGTATATCACATTTGCTATGTATTATACAGGGCTAGCTTGATTTAAATTAGCCAAGTTTTTCTCTGTACATAATGGCCATTATCCTGTATAATGTCCTATGAAAGGAAACAGGTAATGAATAGTACTATTCAGGTTCAGATGCAAAATAAATCTGGTATTCCTATTCGTAATTGGCAAGATGTTTCCAGTCTTAGAAATGCTACATTGCAAATAATTGCAAATGAAATGCAAATTATTTCTAAGCGTTATCCCAATGCTCGTATTAGAGCTGTAGATTCCTCTGGTCGTATTATTGATATTCTTTAATTCATTTCAATAATAAGTGATATATTTGTCACTGTGACATTTTTATCACACCCACCCAAAGGTTAACATAAGTTAACCAAATACCTCTGTACATATGCCATAAAGCCCTCTAGTATGCCCACAGATGAGAGGAGCAAACGACATGGAATATAGGGTTGATACCGAACGCAACCTTTCTACCCTCGACATCGAGTGGGTAGAATATGTGGCTGGGCGAAAGGTCTCCACCGAGGAGGCCCTCCAGCTTATCCGCGAGTACAATGAGTGGCTGGATCAGATGGAGGCAAATGATGTCGGTCCGGAATTGTATACCGAAGCAGCGTGACCCCTCCTGGAGGTTCCTCCGGGCAATGGGTACGAAGGTGGTCCGTGCAAAGCGCGGCCGGGGATCGTATACCCGCAAGGGTCGGTGTGATAAAAATGTCACACCCTCCCGGGACCCCGGTTGACCTCAAGTTTTCCTCTGTACAAGTGGCTAAACCCGTGGTATAATGGCCACGTTGACAACATGAAAGGCTCTTATATTATGACCATGAAGCGTAACGACAAAGTTCAGATCATCACCGACCTGCTGGCTGCCGGCAACGGTCGATTTACAGTGGCCGAGCTGCTGGCCGCTGCTGGCTCCGAGCGCCGTGCGCGGTCCGCCATCTTTCTCGCGCGCGAGGCGGGTGAAGGCCTTGAGCCGATCCGCGACGGTCGCGAGGTTATCGCCTACCTTAGCGCCAAGATTGGCTCCGCGCAGCGCGCGGCCGCCAATACCGCGGCGAAGGCTACGGCCTCTGCCAAGCCTGTCAAGGTGAAGGCCGTCAAGGCTCCGAAGCAGGTCAAGACCAAGATCGATGCTCCGACACCGGTCAAGCTGCCGAAGGGTGCGACTCCGGTGCCGGGTCATCCCACTCAGTATGATATGCCTGCTCCTGCGCGGTCCTCTTGGCGCGGCCAGAAGGGCTTTGCTGATGAGCTGGCTGACATGCTGCAGGAGGCTGGTCCGACTGTGGTTGCTATGGGTAAGCGCGACCTCGGTCCTGAGGGTGCGCTTGAGGTCGAGGAGATTACCGAAAAGAAGGTGGCCTAATGGCCTCCTTCCGCCCCATGCTGGCCTGTCAATATGACAAGGCCAAGGTGCGCTGGCCTATGCTTGCTAGCCCTAAGCTGGATGGCATCCGCTGTCTAGCTTTTGGCGGCGTAGCCATGGCCAGGTCCATGAAGCCTATCCGCAACCGCTACATCCAAGCCTGGTTCAAGGCTAATGCTGAGGTATTGCAGGCATTTGATGGCGAGCTAATCGTTGGTCCACCCAATGCTGCCGATGTATTCAATGTGACCTCCTCTGCTGTCAACAGCGAGGACGGCGAGCCCGACTTTACGTATCACGTATTTGACCGGGTCGCGCTCGGTGATTATACTCATCGTTTTGATTATCTTCATCAAGATGATATGCCCGATCGTGTCAAGCTTGTGCCAAATTTTACCATCTTCAGCGAGGGTGATCTTGGCTTTTATGAATCCAAGGCACTGGATGAGGGTTATGAGGGTGTCATGCTTCGCCATCCAATGTCACCTTACAAGCAAGGTCGATCCACTCCAAAGGAGGCATATCTCGTTAAGGTCAAGCGGTTTTTCGATGCCGAGGCCGAGATCATTGACATGCTAGAGGAAATGCGTAATGATAATCCTCTGACAACAAATGAATTGGGTCTTGGTAAACGATCTAGCCATCAAGGCAATCTAGTTGCCAAGGGTACCATGGGTACACTTTGTGTCCGCGGTATCAATGGTGAATTCAAGGGTGTGGAGTTTGGTATTGGGTCTGGCTTTGATCAAGCTACCCGCCAATCACTCTGGGATAACCGACAGAATATGCTTGGTAAGGTCGTGACATATAAGTACTTTTCGATTGGCGTAAAGGACAAGCCACGGTTTCCTGTATTCAAGGGTTTCCGTGACATGACTGATATCGGAGAGTGACAATGGACATGAGAGAATACCGAGCATCCGAAGCTTGGCTAGATGAACTACTCATGTCCGATCCAGTTAGACCCTCCATATCCATTCCCGATAGGTATGGCCATAATCGCGCCGTATTTGTTTTGTGGCAAGATGACAAGCCTGCAGCCGTTTGCTGTGTGGTGTTGCTAGATTATGTCCCGGCGGCCGAATCGGAGCTGTTTTATGAAGGTAATGAGCATTATGATCATGCCTGCATGTATACGATCTGGGCATTGCACCCTGGAGCTGGGCGCGCGCTAGCCACGCGACTAGTCCCACACCTGCGCCAAAAATACCACGTGGCGCGCGTGGTCACCCTATCGCCCGATACGGCCATGGCAAAACGGTTCCATCTTAATAACGGGGCTGTAATATTTCGGGATAATCAAGATTTCGCTACCGTAAATTACGAGTACGAGGTGGTGTGATATAATTGTCACACCCCTCTGAAGGTTAACATAAGTTAACCAAATACCCCTGTACATACCCCTAGCAGCGTGGTATAATGCTCCCATGAAAGAGACAGAGTTAACGTTCGCGCTTATGCTGCTAGCTGGCTTTGCTGCCGGCTGGCTTCTCGCGGACCTTATCCAAGGCATCATTATCATCACCATCATGGCGCTGGTCGCCCTAGGAGCCTGATATGAAGCTGTTGAACATCGACGCCAATGCCAAGACCGTCAAGGGTCAAGGCCGCGGTTACATGACCGCCATTCTCTATCTCGCCCCAGCCGACGAGTCTGGGTATGAGGTCTGTCCGATGGCTAGCCAGGGCTGCCGCAAGGCTTGCCTGAATAAGGCTGGCATGGGCGCCTTTAGCAATGTCCAGGCGGCACGCATCGCCAAGACCCGCCTCTATTTTGAGGACCGAGAGGCCTTCATGGCTCAGCTTATGGGCGAGGTCCGCGCCTTCATCCGCAAGGCCTTCAAGGCTGGCCTGATCCCCGTGGTGCGCCTCAATGGCACCTCCGACATTCCGTGGGAGCGGGTGCCGGTCGAAGGTAAACCTAACATCATGGCACACTTTCCGACGGTGCAGTTCTACGACTACACCAAGCGGCACAACCGTCGCGACCTTCCTGACAATTATCACCTCACGTTTAGTCTGGCCGAGGATAATGACTCGCGCGCGAGCGCGGCCGCGAGCAATGGTGCCAATGTGGCCGTGGTCTTCCGCACCGACAAGTTTCCGGCTACCTTCATGGGTATGCCCGTGGTCGATGGCGACGCCGACGACCTGCGGTTCCTCGACGGCAGGGGTGTCGTTGTCGGCCTGAAGGCTAAGGGTCCTGCCAAGAAGGACACCAGTGGCTTTGTGAGGGACGCGGCATGAGCGAAGAAAACCACACTCAACCATCATGCTTTACCTTTGAGGCCTATGTGCCTGAATATGTGGCTGATGATGGTACACCAATGATGCATAATGTTAGGCATCAGGTTCAGTCTAGGGATATGACCCTAGGGGCTTTGCTTGAGGCCTTTGAAAATTTTCTTAGGGGTGCTGGCTATGCTGCACAGCTTAGGACCAAATATATTGACCTTGTTGATATTGAAAGGGATGAACATGCTTCCGTTTAGCTATATGGTTCTTGGTCTCAATGTGATGGCCACATTTGTTAATGCTGTAACTGGTAATGTCGCCCAGACACTGCTTGGTATTCTTGTGGCAGTTGTCATTGGGTATCATGTGTGGAAGGATAGTCAAAATGCCTGAGATTTTTCTTGTTGAATGTATCACCCAGCATCGCATTGTGTATGCGGTTGAGGCTGAGAGCCGAGAAGATGCATCGGATATTGTAGCTATCGAATCAAGCGATAGCACCAATTTTCAAGAGCTTGGTCAGCAATGGCTCGGCGAGACGATTGTTAGCGCCAGGCCTGTCGATGAAGCTACATACCTCGAAGAGTTCGACCTGATTAATGGTTATCTTGAGAGTTGGCCTACGGAAAAGAAGTTGTCCCTTATAAACAAGGAGCCTGCACGTGAAAGTCACCATCGGAAACTACCCTAAAAGCTCGAAAAAAGAGCGTAAGGTATCTGTGCGTATTGATAGGTCTGATGTGTGGAATATGGACCACACTCTGGCCCTAATTGTCGTACCCATGCTTAAGATGACTAAGGACGATAAGCACGGGTCACCATATGTTGACAATGACGATGTGCCCGAGCATCTTCGTTCTACTCAAACCGAACCTAGTTATGACACCGATGAAACCCATCATGAAAGGTGGGCGTGGGTTCTTGATGAAATGATTTGGGCCTTTGAGCAACACGCCAATTCTGAATGGGAAACCCAATATTATAGTGGTGATATCGATATGTATGTTGATGATAACGGCTTGTTGTGTGAGGGTCCTAATCATACATTTATTGTAGATCATGATGGTCAGACAGCGCATCGCGCGAGAATGCGGAATGGTCTTCGGCTTTTTGGTAAGTATTATGATAGGCTGTGGACGTGAAGAAAGATGTGACCCCTGAGTGGATAAGGTCTCTTATCCCTTACACAGTTTTTAACGCTGATCGTGAAAATTATCGCATCATAGCAGATGCGATGGAAAAATTGTTAAAGCAAATTGAAGACCTAACAAAATCCAAAATGTAGTTAAAATTCATATTTCCATTTTGGAATTTTGGAGTCGGCTGAACTAACACATGACGGCGTAATACACTTTTTCGGAATTTTGAATAACTTAAAATTAGACAGTGTTCCTATAGGCACATCATGACAGCTATAGCTTCTTTTAACTTGATTGCCTCTAATTATAACACTCTGAAAACCGCTTGTGCATTCCCAATTTTTAAAATTATTAAAACCATAAGCATTAAATCTTTCGGCCTGATCAAAAGAATATTCTATGCCATTTTTATCAAATAATGCCATTTGATAAAATTCTTCACCGCCATATTTTTGAGGAAAACCTATTTGCATAATATCAATCATTTTTTCATTATATCCATCAACTATTGAACTTGCTTTTTCATCACTTTGTGGTTTAAGGGTTACGTTGATTCCTCGTTGATGAAGACGTTTACATCTTTCATATAATTCCCAAAATATTTTAGGTACCATAACTTGATTGATTGTGACTCCAACACCAGCATCAATCAACTGTAGACATTTTTCTTCAAATTCACTTTCTGTTGCATGTTCAGCATGATAGCTGGCTGTGATATTTCTTTGTTGAAGTTTTGATGTATTTTCACACCATTTTTTCCACCATTTTCTGCTTGGGCTTAAATTGGTGGTCATATGTATACTTTGATATGGGCTTATACCATCATTCAAGTGATTTATCAAATCCAATAATTTTTTATATGCGGTAGGTTCTCCACCACTAAAGCTCCAATGAAATTCAGTAAATCCATTTTCTCTAGCTTGTCTTTTTATCTCATCCATAGCATTAATGTAAATTTCAAATTCTTGATAATCAGGCTTATCTGTTCTCGCATAGGGCCAGCAATATGAGCATTTGTAATTACAAAATCTTCCTAGAATCCAGCTTACGGTAAAAAGAGGACGATTTAGCATTCTCTTTTCACCAATTTTAGTTATATTGTCAAATGGTATGGACTGAAATTTGTGATTTATCATTTTCAAACTCAAAAATATTTAATTTATTTTTTATCTATGACCGAACGAACTTCCTTCATCGCATCAATTATATCTTTTTCTTCTTTGTCAAGTCTTTTTAACATTCTAGATATCATCGACAAAATAGACCATGAGAAGAATCCTATAACTGCACCTGCTACTAGAATCATATGCATATTCAAACTTAATTCAAAAAATTCTAAGGCAGGAACCGCAAAAATAATTGCTGAGCCTGTTGATATGCCAGATCGAATGCAAGCATCCAGCATGTTTAGTGGTCTCCAAAATGCAAAGAGGGCTAAACCGCCTAGCAGGCCACCAATACCTGATATAATTTTGTACATAAGAAAGGTGCTAGTACCTGTAACTGACATGCGGTTTAGCCCCTAAAATATTTTGTTTATTTATTCACAGGAGCATGTTATGAATTTGATTGGTATCTGTGGTCTAATCGGTTCTGGTAAGGATACCATTGCAGGTACACTTGTTGGTATTGGATGGAAGCGATATAGCATGGCTAAACCGCTTAAGGATATGACGGCTGCATTATTCAATTGGCCGCGCGACATGGTTGAAGGTGATACCAAAGAATCCAGACAATGGCGTGAGCAACGTGATGACTGGTGGTCTGAACGTCTTGGGCGCGAAGTAACCCCGCGCTGGGCTTTGCAATATATGGGTACAGAAATTATGCGCCAAAATTTTCATGATGACATTTGGGTGGCTTGCATGGAAAAATTCTATGCAGAAAATGGGCCTCATATTGTTATTAGCGATGTTAGATTCCCAAATGAAATTGCAGTCATTCGTCGTCTTGGTGGAGAAATTTGGCATGTTCATCGCTCACCGCTTCCACATTGGTTTGAACGTGCTGTTATTGGTGAGGATGTACCTGAAGTACATCTATCCGAGCGCGCATGGCTTGGTATTGAACCCGATCGCATATTCTGGAATGATGGTAGCCTTCAAGAATTGAGAAATGCCGTAATTCGGTGTGTACAGGGTTATTAAAACCTGATATAATGTTCTTATGAACAGATTCATTCTTTCCACCGACCCCGTCGAAGCCGCGCAGATGCATTGCGATAAGCATGTCGTCAAGATGATTCTTGAAGAGGCGCAAATGCTATCCACTGCACATCGCGTACTTGACGGTACTATGACCATCGAGCAGCGATATGTGCAAGGTTCTCTACCTGCACGCTTTCGCAAGGTCAAGCGATGGGTGCATTCTAATCCCGATCTAGATAAGGTTCTATATCAGGCCACGCATATTAATCATCCATGCGCGGTTTGGTCGCGTGTTTGCCGCGACAATTATCTTTGGGGTTATGAATTGCTTGAGGCTCTGTGTAAAGAATATACTTTACGTTATGGTAAGACTCACTTGGTCGAGACTAAGCTAATCGATGTGCTGTCTCACCCACCACATAAGATTCAATATGGCCAAATTCTTACAAATTTCCCGCAGGCCATGCCTGATGAATGTAAACATGAAGACCCGGTTGAAGCCTATCGTAAATATTATATTGAAAAGAAGGTTCGTTTTGCAAAATGGACCAATCGTCAGCCGCCTAGCTGGTGGCCCAATAGCTAAATACCACTATGAAAGAGGAGCAGTAATGCCAACATATAATATCGAAGATACCGAAACTGGTATCATCACCGCGGAAATGATGTCCGTGGCTGAGATGGAACAGCTCCTCAAGGACAATCCAAATAAGCGATTGATTATTGGGTCCCCTAAAATTGTCTCTGGTGTAGCCTCGAAGCATAATAAGCCTTCTGAGGGCTTCCGCGACCTCCTAAAGACTATCAAGAAACACAATCGAGGGTCTACCATGAATACGTGGTAGACCTGTTTTGCTATGTCAACCCTAACCAACGGGAGTAGCACATGGGGTTTGCTCAAACTGTCGATATCGAAAATGAATTTTTACCCGAATTTCTAACACGAAATCAGAAAAAGAGACTAAAAAAACAAGTTCGACAGCATAAGCAGCCAAGTAAGGCTCAACCTCAGCAGAATATTATGCAATTACCAAAGATAAATCCCCTAACATCGGGCCAGGCCCGCACCTTTCAGTCCTTTGATGATGGTAAAAATCTGATTTTGCATGGTGTTGCCGGCACCGGCAAGACTTTCATGTCGGTTTACCTTGCTCTTAGGGCCGTTCTAGACGGTGATGCACCAAAACCTGTCGTAATTATTCGATCAGTTGTGCCTACCCGTGACATGGGCTTTCTCCCAGGAACCCAGAAAGAGAAATCCGCTGTATATGAGGAGCCGTATTCAGCAATCTGTAATGAGCTTTTCAAGAAGCCGGGTGCATATGACACACTTAAGCGCGATGGTACCATTCAGTTTGCCACTACCTCATTTCTTCGCGGCTTGACTTTCAGAGATAATATCGTTATAGTGGATGAGTGTCAGAATATGACATTCCACGAGCTGGATTCCGTCATTACTCGCATGGGTACTGGGTGCAGAGTCATCTTCTGTGGTGATTTCCGCCAGAGTGACCTTTGGAGAAATGATGAGCGCGAGGGTCTACATACATTCATGTCTGTTATAAAGCACATGCGTAGCTTCGCGCGCGTGGAGTTTACAAAGGATGACATTGTGAGGTCAGACCTTGTTCGTGAATATATTGAGGCGAAGTTGGAAGAAGGGCTTGTGTGAGATTTGTTCATGATTTGGTGACACTACCAGAGCTTACCGCGGTTCAAACAGATCGCGGTAGGCTCTATAACACCCCTTCTGGTGAAGCATATCCTTCAATCACCACAGTTTTAGGCGCGCGCCCAGAAAAAAAGCGCATTATCGCCGAGTGGCGCGCCCGTGTTGGTGAACAAGAGGCTAATCGTGTGTCAGCGCAAGCTTCTCGGCGCGGTACTTCGATTCATACCATGATGGAAAAATACATTGTGGGTGAAGATCCTACAATTGGTGAAATGCCTAACAATGTCACGATGTTTAATTCGATCAGGTCTGTTGTCGATAAGCATCTTACGCATGTTTATGCAATGGAAGCGCCACTATATTCTGATCGTATGAAGATTGCCGGTAGATGTGATCTAGTTGGCAAGTGGGCTGGCACAGATTGCATTATTGATTTCAAGACTTCAAAGCGTCTTAAGACCGAAGAGCATATTGATAACTATCTGCTGCAGGCTACTGCATATTCTCTGATGTTTGAGGAGCTTACTACTCGGGTTATACCCGGCATAGTCATTCTTATTGGTGTTGATGATGAGGTAAAGCCTCAAATGTTTTGTCGATACCGCGACAAATACGTGGAAAATCTATGTGAGGTCATCTTGAACTATCACAAAGGTAGCCATTGACAAATTAGCTACTTTGCTGTATAAGTAGTATTGTCATCGTTGATGGCGATATAATAGATACTACGGACCGCGGGGCAGTGCCGCGCAGCTCCACCAGGGCAGATAGGTCTGGGACCCAGTGTGGCTCATAACCACATCCAGCTCGGTTCGAATCCGGGATCTGCTTCCATATTATGGCCGTGACCTCTGCCCTAGGTACGTCACGGTTTTCTTTGGGGCTGAAACAGAATCGACGGGTATGGTAAAGGTTGACCGGAGATGACGGCTAGTGGCCTAACCACTATTGATAAGTGCCAATGACAACGGCTTTGCCGTAGCACTCGCTGCCTAATAGGTAAGCGCGGTTTGAGGAGCACCGGGCAACAGAAGCTCCTCACCCTACTCAATGTATCCTCTTGACTAGGGCCACAACAGAAGGACAAAACATCTTGACGGAAAGGATTATAAGCGTCGCCCTGGGCGCGCTAGTAGGCGCAGCTTTAGTTATTTTTGGTATCGATATGCTCTATCATTCGGCCGAAGCTGCACCAAGAAACAATCAATCTGAGGTTAGAGAAGCTAGGATTAGTGTCCCTCAGCTTGATATTGGATTGAATCTAGCTCCGCCGGAGTTTGAAGATCGTATTACTACAAGCCAAGCGGACCTGCATTGCATGGCCCACGCTATATACTACGAAGCGCGTGGTGAGAGATTTGTTGGTATGCTTGCGGTGGCTAATGTGATCATGAATCGTTCACAGGATCCGGATTATCCTAATACGATCTGTGGTGTCACTCGACAGAGAACCCGAAACATTTGTCAGTTTGAATATTACTGCAAGGTCGGTAATCGAGTCCCGCCAGCAAATGACCCACAATGGCAAATGGCTAATGATATTGCGATGCATGTCATGTCTGGTAATCTACCTGATATTACAGACGGCGCAATACGTTTTCATGCTATAAGTGGGTCTTCGCCGCAGAGAAATGCATTACGTATTGGGTCACATTTGTTTTATAGGAGATAAGTTGTGAGTCTTTTTTATGATAATTGTCGAAATGAATTTACCTTGAGTGTGATTGCAGGACCATGTGTGTTTGAGTCCAAGCAACATGCGCTTGATATGGCAGGTCAGTTATCTGAAATCTGCAAAGACTTAAATATAAACTACATCTATAAGACTTCTTTTGACAAGGCAAATCGAACAAGCATCACATCATATCGTGGAGCTGGGTTTGATGAAGCATTCTATGGGTTTGTGGCCGTCAAAGAAATGTTGGGGCTTGAAGTTTTGACTGATGTGCATGAGCCGTGGCATTGCGAAACTGTGCCTGCGGATATTATTCAAATTCCAGCATTTCTCTGCCGTCAAACTGACCTGCTGCAGGCTGCTGCGGCATCTGGTAAACCCGTAAATGTAAAGAAGGGTCAGTTTCTCTCGCCACGTGAGATGGTCAATATCGTGCATAAGCTGGAGTCATCTGGTTGCACTAAGGTCATGATGACTGAGCGCGGCACTACATTTGGTTATAACGATCTTGTTGTTGATATGCGGTCGCTTGATATCATGCGTGGTAATACTCCAATGAATTATCCTGTCATCATGGATTGCACTCACGCGGTACAGTCGCCTGGTGGTAACGGTATTTCATCTGGTGGTAATCGAGATATGGTGCCTGTCATCGCCCGAGCGGCCACAGCTGTCGGTATTGCTGGTGTGTTTATGGAAGTGCATCAAGACCCAGACAATGCACCATGCGATGGTCCAAATATGCTACACTTAGCCAATTTTAGGTCTGTACTTGAACAGCTACTTGAGATAGATTATGTGGTGAAGACTCATATGCCGTCTAAAGGAGAATAACATGAAGCTTGGTAAGGTCTGGGGTGATACAGAGGATCTGTTTACCTCACCCAATATAGAAGTACATCGCATCAATACTAAGGCGGGGTTTCGATGCTCGCTGCATAGTCATCGCCATCGCTGGAATGGCTTCTATGTAATTAGTGGTATCATCGAAATTCATACTGAAAAGCAATATGGGCTGACAGATGTAACTGTGCTTCGCCCCGGTGACTTTACTGCGGTGCCACCAAATGAGGTGCATTGCTTTGTCTGCACCCAAGATGCTCAGGCCCTTGAGATTTATTGGCCTCAGCATATGGAATCGGTTGATATCGTTCGCAAGGATGTTGGTGGGTTTGTTGCCGCATTAGCTGCTAAGTCGGTTGATGATGCAGCCTGAGCTGTCTATCATGACGCCTGAACGGTTTACCTCGACAATCGAGAAAACCGTCATCGAAAAGAACATGACATATCTTGATGCAATCATGCACGTATGTGATACCACGGGTCTAGAGATTGAGGTGATCCCTCGTCTCCTTTCGCCTCGGGTTAAGAAGATTCTGACCAGCGAAGCTAATGGTCTTAATCTACTAAAGCGCAAGCCGGGTGAGGTTAGGTTACCTATTTAAGGATGGAAGGCATGAAGGCATATCAGGAATATGTCGCCTTGCGACTGCATTTTACGCAGGATAGCTATGACTACTTTAAATATCAAGGCAAAGTAAAGCCTATTAAGAGTTCTACGTTTGAGGCACGGAATGATGTATTTCATTTCCGTCGTCTTGAACGTAGATACAAGGATGATCTGACTGGGTTTTATGTCGCAAATATGACCCAGGGTGTCAGATTTATCCGAGAGATGGTTACCGTCGAGGCTGAAAAGCGATATGTTGATTGGAAGCGCCACATGGAATCCATCACATATCGCTTCAAGCAAGATATGCAAAATGTAGCCGAAAGCTGTAGTGACGTAGCCAAAGCATGGTCAACTAATGGCGATCATCCTGAGGTATTGCGTCTTTATCTTGGTGGAAAACTGTCAATAGAAAGTCTAATTCTGTCTGATCGGGTTCTTAAATTTCAAGATCGATGGGATACTCGCATTACGGATACTATCATCTGGCCAGATGTGTCTCGTCTTATGAAGAAATATGGTCCATTCGTAACTGCGGATAATGATACCATAAAGAAAACCATGCGTCAGGTGTTTATTTCTTGACACACCACCTTCAACATGATATAAGTACATGCGTGGTCATGGTCGAAGTGAACAAGATACACACGCAATATACAAAACATACGGAGAACATACAATGTCTAATGATTTCGCTTCGCTGAAGCGTGCTACTACCAGCAACCTTGATCGGCTTTCCAAGGAGCTTGGTAAGCTTGCTAATAACGGCAGCCAGCGTGAAGCTGATGACCGTTTCTGGCAGCCTGAGGTTGATAAGGCTGGCAACGGTTACGCCGTCATTCGATTCCTTCCTGCTGCTAAGGGTGAAGACCTGCCTTGGGTTCGCATCTGGTCGCACGGATTCCAGGGACCTGGTGGTTGGTATATCGAAAACTCTCTGACAACTCTCGGTCAGAAGGATCCTGTCGCTGAAATGAATTCCAAGCTATGGAATAGTGGTAGCGATAAGGACAAGGAAGTCGCGCGCAAGCAGAAGCGTCGCCTTTCTTACATTGCCAACGTCTATATTGTCAAGGACCCTTCTAATCCTCAGAATGAGGGTAAGGTCAAGCTGTTCAAGTTTGGTAAGAAGATTTTTGATAAGATCAACGAACTGATGACGCCTCAGTTTGAGGATGAGAAGGCGGTTAATCCCTTCGATTTCTGGGCTGGTGCAAACTTCAAGCTGAAGATTCGTAATGTCGAAGGTTATCGTAATTACGACAAGTCCGAGTTTGATCGTTCAGAGCCTCTGTCTGCCGATGATTCGGAGCTGGAGCGCATCTGGAATTCTCAGCATAAGCTTCAGGCCTTTGTTGCTCCTGATCAATTCAAGAGCTATGATGAACTGAAGGCTCGCCTCGATAAGGTGCTCAATGAGAGCAGCGCACCTCGTCGTCGTGATAATGATGAGGATGATACCCGCGAGGAACGTCCGCTCGCGCGCGCGACGGCCGAGGCCAAGACTCGTACTGCTGAGGCTCCTACCGCACGTGGTTCGGCTCGCCCGCCGTGGGAAGATGATTCTGATATCAATCTGTTTGAGCGACTGGCTCAGGATGATTGAGCCGATGGGCGGGAGAAATCCCGCCCATTTTTTTAGCTTGGTAGCATATGCTGCGTTAAAGCTTCCAACATTGCATGTTCTGGATTTCTAATTTGTAATCCGGTAACTGGTGTTTGCGCCTGCTGTCTTGGTTGTGGTGCAGGTTGTGATTGATTGCGATTTGGTATATTTATTGGTGGTAATACTTGTATCGCCCCTGGCGGAAGACGCGCCTCACCAATTTCCGTGCTTACGATTTGTTGCGGAAGATTTAATCTTCTAGCCACCTCAGGTGATATTTCAAGACTACCACCTTGACGTAATGTTGTGGCAACCTCTTCATGTCGATTTTGATATCTTCCACCGGATCTCATTTCAATTGTAATAGCTTGTGCTTGTTGTGGTGTTAGTCTATTTTCTTGCTGCGCAATTCTGATCATATTTTGCGCTTGCTGTCTTGGTTGTGGTGTTGATTGTAATTGATTGCGATTTAGTATATTTACTGGTGGTAATACTTGTATGGCACCTGCAGGAAGACGCACTTCACCAGCTTCTGTATTTACAATTTGCTGAGGAAGATTTAATCTTCTAGCCACATCAGGAGATATTTCGAGGCTACCACCCTGACGTAATATTCTGGTAATTTCCTCATGCTGATTTTGATATCTTCCCCCGGACCCCATTTCAAATGTGAGTGCTTGCGCTTGCTGCGGTGTTAGTCTATTTTCTTGCTCTGCAGTTCTAATCATATTTTGCGCTTCGCTACGCGCTAATGCTCTACGTTCAGGAGATCCTGGTGGTGTATTAGCTGCACGATCTCTTAATCTTTGTTCTGCCGTTCTCGCTTGTGGTGGTCTTTGATTACCAGCTTCACCCAATTGTTGTTCCATCTCCGTGCGTTCTTCGGTAGGAGTGCGTCGCGCGAGACGAAGTTGTTCACGTTCATATTCAGCACCAGCTTCAAGTGATGTTGGGTCTAGTAAGTTAAGACCAGGAATACGGCGGCGAGGATTTAATAATGCTTCACCTGCTGTCCTAAACATATTTCGTAAACCAGATGACCTAGGTTGACCTGATGGTGTTGGTCGATTAGGTTGACCACCGGATCCAGGTGCTGGTCGATTAGGTTGACCACCCGGTATTGATGGGCGAGGCTGACCGCCTGGTGTGGGTCGATTAGGTTGACCGGCCGGTGGTCGAATATTTGGTCTCTGTAATGCTCTGCGGGCAATTTCAGCCACTGTTAGCCCTGCGGCGGCGGCAGCAATTTGCCCTAAAATATTGGTTATATTACTAATCGCACCAATAATTTCATCAACCGCGGCACCAAAACGTGCAACAGATTCATTAGGTATTGCGGCAAACCCTAATATGCTTCCACCCAAAATGGCTGCTAATGATAGACCTGGTCTAGCTCTAACAACATTTCCAACTCTTTCCATTCCACCTGAAGCTAAACGCCCTAACAGCGATGATCTACCTTCAGCAGCATTTTCTCTATTATCAAGTTCATAATCACGCAGGCGCTCTGTATCTCTTAGCTGTGCGCGCTGCATCTCAAATAGAGCTTGCAGCGCCTCGCGGGTAAGCTCTGTTGTATGTGATACAAATCGAAATAAGTCAGCGCGTAAATTTAAAAATTCTTGACGTGTTACATATTGATCTGGTCTATCTGCGCGCTGAGGTGTTCCCATAGCTGCGACCCTAGCACCACTAACCATGCGATAGTTTTGCAACATATCATGATATCTTTTGGTGCGTTCATCATAAACAATATTGCTTGGTAAATTTAGATCGGCAAGACTGGCCATGTTATGCTCCTACCACCACAGGTAATATAAACATACCAGCAGATGCTTGCTGTTGCGGTACATAAGATGCTGCCTGCTGAACTGATGGTGTAATTGTTGGTGCGGAACTAATCTGTGGTCCGCGAGTTGTCTGTTGTGGTTGATTTGCTCTAGCACCAAATCTTTCATTCACTTCCGGCATTCTTTCTACACGAGCGCGATGTCTTCCCATTACGGCATCAAGATCGGATATGGTTATAACACCATCATTATTAGCATCAAGACCTGGGTTTGCTGTATAAAAATTTTCGGGGTTTCTTGATAATACACCATCACCTCGACTAATTGCGCTTCGCGCGCGCCCAGGCAAATACACATATGCATAGAGAGTACCACGACTTGCGCCCTGCGGCAATCCAACCATTTGAAAATATCTTTCTACAAGTTGCATTTGTTGTGCGGCACTCATTTCGCGTATTTCCTCAACTGTTGTACCCAAAGCCGCAGCAGTCTGAGGTATAAACTGAATTAACCCTGTAGCGCGTGATGTTGGATTTTGTGCTCTAGGATTTAAGCTTGATTCTGCTCTCATAACAGCTAGCATATCCAATGGGTCTACGCCAAATCTTGCTGATACACGATTAACTTCGCTCATAAAATCACCTGAAGGCGCAGTTTCTTGTGGTGCTCTTTCTGGTGCCCCAGGTTCTGCTCTGGGTGCGGCAGGTTGATTGGGTAATGGTACTGCACTGGGTACTGGTGCTGGTGCTGGTGTAGATGGTTCTGCTCTGGGTGCGGCAGGTTGATTGGGTAATGGTACTGCACTGGGTACTGGTGCTGGTGCTGGTGTAGATGGTTCTGCTCTGGGTGCGGCAGGTTGATTGGGTAATGGTACTGCACTGGGTACTGGTGCTGGTGCTGGTGTAGATGATTCTTCTGGTGCTGCGCGAGGTATGGGTGGTTCTTCTGGTAATTCGTTTTCTCGACCACGTAGATATTGAAATGCTGACCCAATAAGACCACCAATTACTACTGCTGGGTGTCGTCTTAAAATTCCCATCAATAGCGGGATCGCTCTTAAAAGACCTAGTGCAGCTGGTGCTAATCGACGTAATGTACCTAAAAGTCTACGAACGCCATTTGTTATAGCATCTAATGCTCGACTTATGGTCGACATAACATCTCTTAGTATGCGGAGAAAATTTGAAATTAAACTTGAAGAATCATCTTCACGTTCTTCGACCCTTTCAACTCTACGTTCAGGTTGAAGTCGAGTCATCTCGACTCTATTTTCTCTTTCTTGACGGTCTATTCTTTCAATTACAGTTTGCTGCTTTATCTTTTCGGCAGCTATTGCACGTAATGTTGATATTACTTGTCTAGAATAACCTTGTAAATTATTCAATTGCTGAAATAGGCCACCAGAAACTCTGGTTAATAAATTACGATTTGCTGGCGGCGACAAAAATATGGGCGCGACAGCTACAGTGGCCGCGCGGGTATCTTGACCGAGCATATTATGTTTCAGTAATGCGTCGGCCAAAGATGCCACTTATTATTCCTCCCTTTTAGCCTTCTCCGATTCTATAAAATCCACCAACATCTTAACGTATATTTCCCTCTCCCACGGAATCATACCCTCTATCTCACTTAGACTGTATTTGTGATGTTGCATAAGCGAAAAATTCAAAACATAATAATTAGCTAGCGAGGTATGAGAGAGGGCTATTAAAAAAAATCAGATAATCCTCTTAGTGTAACTGTGTCATTCTGACCGCAACCTGGGCATTTGTATGTAACAGTATGCTCAATTGTTGGCATTGTCTCAAAAAATTTCATAACGGATAGAAATTGTTGATTGCTCAATGAACCTAAAAACCTCTTAGCATCTTCAGCATCATCGGGTTCAAAAATATCATCATTATCATAGACACTTTCAATGCAATTTGCAACTAGGTCTATACCATCGTCGGTTGTCGAATTAACCTTAAGATCCTTTATAGTTGGGTATCGCATTTTTAGAGTCAATGTATCTGTAAGTTTGATAAGTGGGCTATGATTAGTATCAAACTTAACTTCAACTTGATCAAGATCAATCTTGACATCGGTTATGGCCTCACACTTATCACCCGCATAATTTACACCGTCAACATGGCGATAGCTTAAGGTAACTTCTTCGCTAACCGACTTAGCTCTTACCTTAAGAAATAGGTATTCAATGTCAAATGACGGTAGCTTATTGACATCAATATCCGTTATAATGCATGATGATAGAACATCAATCATTGCTCGCTGCATATGATCAAGGTCCTTCGACTCCATTGCAACTAGAAGAACCTTTTCTTCCTTTACGACAAAAGGTCGAAAGACAATTTCCTGCTTAGTTGATGGTAGAATAGTTGTAAACGTCGGTATTGTAATCTTAGGTAAAGCCATATTATCCTCTCATTCAATCATCTAGTAAATGAACGTGCTGCGCCGCCCAATGCAGTGCTTGTATTTCTTATATTAGATCCGACCTGCGACCCAATTGCACGCAGACCACCAGAAACACCATTTTTGCTAAACACAGAAATGAGCGGAGAAAATCTATTGTAAAGAGCAGACCCGCTACGAAGCAGTCGCTCAAGGCCTAGCATATTCTCAAACGGCAGAGCTGCTGGGTGTTGCTCATATGCTATGAAATATTCCATATCAACAAACATTTTAGCTGTACCATCGGCTGCCCAATCAAGCTCAACTTCACTTATGCTAATAGGATAAGCTTCTTCCAATGTTATCTTATATTGCGGGAAGATTGATCTATCAGTACCACCAGCAAAATTTGTGTTTAGTGGATTAAGTTGTTCAATTACATCACTAACAAGCCCTCTCAAATCACTACCACCACGAATTAGTGTTTGAGCAAGATCAATACCTGACGGCACTTGAAATTTAGGCGATTCTGCAAACTGCAATAGACTTACTCGACCAACCATTTCATCATAGAATGTCGAGTCAAAGCCACCATTCTTAAGTGCTCCAACTTTTGCGCGACGATATGATGCTAGACCACCAGACGATATCGCAAGGTCCTGCCAAGCCATAAAAATTTCGCGCTCTATCATATTTTCGCTGAGTGCGATTTTTAGTCGCATTGGTGTATTCATATGACGATAGGGAATTCTTCTGGTTGGGCCATGATAATTCTGATCTATCGTCATAAGAGAGCGTGGCGGCAAGCTTGCAGACTCGATGCGTAGCGGTAGATGCGAGGCATCAAAAAATGAGCTAATATTGCTAGGTAGCGATAGCATCACAGAGAAATGGCTAGGTTTAGCTAAACCCCTCTTGCCAACTTCCGATGAAAATTCTGCTACGTTAAATCTGCGATTGGCCATTATTGCACCTTTGCGTAGCTATCTCTATGCACAGCACCAACACTAGCTCCGACAAATCTTTCCAACGGCATGAAAAGTGCAATGTCCCAAGAAGCTGGATCTATGCGAAAATATCTGGTTCTAACATGAGAAAATAGATATTGTTTTATGCACGGTTTGTAAAATCTATATTTTGTAACTGAGCTTAACATCTTATATGAAATCTGTAGATGCGTGCGTTCATCATATTTCTCATCACTTATAACCGAATAAAGTGCATCCATCATTCTAGCGCGCAATCTAAGGGGTAGATAGTGCATATTCAGCCCCATAAATCCTGCAGAGCTAGATGCACCTACAGCGCGACCAGCAGTTCTGACAGTATCAAATGGAATGACCAGAGGGTATCTATCATAATATGGCAACTTATCTTTTGTTTTGGGTTCATATGCAAAAAGATACATCTGACCAATCATTGGTACTGTGACCATCGCGCTACGATCCTGAGCCATCAAAGCATTTGGGCTCATTGCAACCTTGCTCGCTTGCGCGCGAAACCAATTTCTTGACTGCATGGTACGATTAGGTAGCTGCCCTTGCTTCTCGCCTTGCGTCAGTAGATTGTCAAAGACAGATGCTACCATTATTTGATGCCTAATTCCCTCTCGGTGATTATGACGAAATCCCAGCCTCGATCAGCACAAAACTCTCTTGCGGCTTTCCACTTTGCGCTATTTATCCCATATCTAGCCACTTCTGTAATATACTTTTTAGTTGGTTTTCTCTTACCATCATGCGGTGGTGGGGCCATGGTTTGAGAAAGAGGTTTGACCTCAATCATCTTTGTTTTTATTGCACCACCCTTTTCGCGCATTTTGACTACAAAATCTGGAAAATATCGATGATATCTACCGTCCAACGGGGATCGATATGGAACTATGACTTCTTCAGATCCCCATTCTAGAACATGAGGGTTGGTGTCAAATTCTACCATGACACGGCGTTCCCACAACGATCTATAGACGATATTTGTCGGATCGCCTCGATATTTGCTAGAATTGACTGGTCGATATTTGCCGCTGTAAGCCATGTTGTATCTATGGCGCTATAAATATCAAAATCGATCGGAAGGTAACTTTAATGGTTGAAATATCAGGCAATCAGACTTTTAGTCCTGTAACCGGTGAAACAAATTCACGTATAGGTGCGGTTTCCTCACTATATTTTCCGCTCAATTATGAAAATATTGATCATTTGGTTACATTTCAAGTTTTAAAATTTGAAAGGGTAACTCGTACTTCAACTTTGAATAGCGATGCTCCAATTGTAAACACTGGAACGCCTGAACAAAGACTAGCACGAAGAGGATTATCTAGTATTACTTTACCTATGCCATCATCATTGCTAACAGAATATAATACATCATATGACTCACCTGATATTAGTGCATTAGGCGAGCTAGTTGCAACGGCTGCATCGAATGCTAGAAATACTGATCCGCGCACATTAGGTAGAAATTTGGGTGAAGCTATTTCCGGACCATTTAGGGATTTGGCTCAGGGTGGTACATTTGGTGCTCGCATAACAGGTATGCACGCATCTCTTCAGGAATCACTTAACAACTTATATCGTAATTTAGGTCCAACATCACCTCTAGGAGGAGCAGCAATAGCTTCAACTGCGGCCGGTGCAGCGGGTAGACTGAGTCCGTCATTTACAGCAGCATTGGCCAATGTTACAAATGTAGCTAGAAATCCGCATAAGGTAGTATTATTTACGGGAGCGAATTTTAGAGAGCATAGATTTACATACAGCCTAACGCCTAAAAATGCTAGAGAAGCTGAGATAATCTATGAGATAATTAGGAAATTTAAATTTCACATGTCACCCAAATATGGTTTGGGTAATGTAGGTCAAATATCTGCAGGACTAGTTCAAGGTTTAGGTGGTGATGGTAGTGGTGCATTTGCCAATGATCTTGCTGGGCTAACACAAGAGGCTGGTGCTACATCGCGCGCATTCTTTGAATACCCTGAAGTATTTCAAATTAAATTTAGTAGAGAATCCACACTATTCTCAATTAGTGAATCTGTGTTAAAGTCATTTACGATAAATTATCACCCCCAAAACTATCCAGCTTATGTTCGCTCGCTTACTCAAGGTGGCGCAAAAGCATATCCTGCTGAAGTGGTAATCGATATGCTATTCTTAGAGACTGATGTTATTACCAAGGAACAGATAGAGCAGAACGGAAGATAATTTCAATGAAATATTTTTCAAATTTTCCGTCTTTGACGTATAATTTACCCGGCATGCCAAATTCGGTTGAAGCTACCGATGTTACAAAGCGTTTTATCATAAGGGACTTTTATAAGAAACAAGCTTTATCTTTTTTTACATATAATGTCACAGACGGCGAACGACCAGATACCGTTGCTTATAATATCTACGGTGATGATTCGCTTGACTGGTTAATTCTTTTACCAAATGAGATTTTGGACCCTAGTTATGAGTGGCCTATGGGGCAGCAGACACTAAATGAATATATTAGAACCAAATACGGTAGCGTATCTACTGCAATGGCTCAGGTTCATCATTATGAGCAAATTATACAAAAGAGACAAGAAATTCTTAATCAAGATGGTGAATTGATACTCATACCTGAAAAGACTCTTATTGTAGATCAAACAACTTATACAAGTCTGTCTCCTGTAAATAGAACAGCTGTTACAAATTATGATTATGAATTAGCTAAGAATGAAAGACGCAGAAATATATCGATAATTAGCAGCAGGGCTGTTCCAAGTATTCTTGAAGCCTTTAGGGACCTTTATTAATAATGACGGTACAACCTGAATTTAGATCGGGTACAGGTGTAATACATGACCTGGCAATTCGCTCGACAGTCAATACCAATGTTACAGATTTTAAGCAGCTAGTTACAGAGATTAGCTATTATGAATCCATTGATTCGCCTGCTACATCAATGTATCTTGATGTCATGGATGCAATTGCATTTCGTAATACATTACCTATAGTAGGTGGTGAGACGGTACAATATTCTATTTCCGATAGTAATCGAAATGCTAATCGTATTCGTGGTAATATGACTCTCTACAAGCTCTCTAATCGTGTTAGAGCAAAGCAAGGTGTGGATTCATATGAGCTTAATTTAACCACAAATACTTTGTTGCAGGATCAATCTACTGTTATATCTCAAGGTCTGCAAACTACCAACATTTCGGATATGGTGCGTCAGGTATTTTCAACACACATTGCACCACTAACAAATAAACCGTTAGTTACGGTAGAAGATACAGAGGGAACCTTTACTACTGTATTGCCTAGGGTAAGCCCACTCACCGCGATGCGATATCTTGCGGATGAGGCCAAATCGGCAAATGATCGTAGCACCTCAAATTTCTTCTTTTTTGAAAATGCAAGAGGGTTTCATTTTGCATCTTTACAATATTTGATGCGTCAACCACCAAAAGCGACGTTTTATAATCTTGAAGATCGCATACCGGGTGATGATAGATTTGACAGATCGCGTGTAGTTGCAATAGAACAGTCGGTTGGGTTTGATTTGTTATCCGGTGTGACAAATGGTCAGCTTGGTGTGCAGGTCTTATCGCTTGATCCAGTTGCAAAGAGATTTAGAACATCACAATATCTCTATAATCGAGATTTTGGTCAAGTTGAACACATAACAGCCCATCCAAGAATTGCACCGTCAGTAGCACAAAGATTAGGTTCTTCAATATCAAGAGAAAAATTTATAGTATCTAATTCATATCAAGGTACAATACCTTATATTACAAACAATGACGGTTCAACACAGAATACCTTTAGACGTCGCCAAGACTTTCTCGCGCGCGAGACATATCTTAATTCGGAATTATTGTCATCTGTTACTAAGGTCATGATTCATGGTAATTCTGACATTGCCGTCGGTGATACTATAAAAATAGTAATGCCAAAAGTTGGTGAGTCATCATCGCGGGATAAGCAAACTGATTCCTTTGTCTCGGGTAAATATCTTGTGACGGCAGTATCTCATAGATTAACTGCAGGTGGATTGGAATATTCAACACTATTGGAGTGCGTGGCCGATGCCTACAGCACACCTATTGCTTAGAGGATAGATTAATGCCCGTAAGAGCTGACGAATGGATGGGCACCAACGGCTTTGTATGGTTTGTTGGTATTGTCGAAGATCGTAGTGACCCACTTAAAATCGGTCGTGTTCGTGTTAGGTGCTTTGGTTGGCATTCAAATGACAAAGCTGCTCTACCTACGGCATCATTGCCATGGGCGCAAGTTATGGTACCAACAACATCGGCCAGCACCAGCGGTGTAGGTAGTTCACCTACGGGTTTGACTGAAGGGTCTTGGGTCATAGGCTTTTTTATGGACGGTCGCCGCGCGCAGACACCAATGATAATGGGATCATTTCATGGTGTTGCTGGTGATGCTGCAAATCCCAATGAAGGCTTTGGTGACCCAAATGGTGTGTACCCAGTCGTATCGGGTATCCCGGATACATCACCAATGGCCGCGGGTGGCAACTCATATGTCGATACGGCAATTGTTCAAGATCGCATATCAACCAAAGTAAAAAATGTACCTGAAGCTGCAATACAGAAAATTACATCTGTAGCATATGATGCTGATGATGCAACTTATGAGACTCCTACCTGGAATCAACCTGATTTACACGCAGAAACAAATCCACCATTATATCCATATAATCACGTTCGCACTACAGAATCCGGACATCTATTTGAAATCGATGATACAAATGGTGCGCGACGTATTCATGAATATCATGCATCTGGCACTAACCGCGAAATTATGAATGACGGAACCACAGTTACTCGCATAGTAGGTGATGACTATCAAATAGTCGTCAAAGATAAAAAAGTCATCATCTTTGGTTCTTGTAGCGTAACTATAGCGGGTGATGCGCGACTTAGAATTGATGGTGATATGGTGCATGAAGTGCTAGGTGATTATCATCTGCATGTTAAAGGTAGCATGAAATCAAAAATTGAAGGCAATCAAGAAACAGAAATTATAGGGTCTTCGGTTACTCAAATTAATTCAAATGATTCTAAGAGCATTGGTGGAAATCGGGTCAGAAATGTTGGTGGCGAAGTATCAGAAAATTTTGCATCGGTGCATCGTTATACGATAGGCGGTGATGTAACCCAAATAATTGGTGGTTCCAAGCTTACAACCGTCGCTAGCAAAATAACTCAGGTATCTGGCGGTGATCTGAATATGGGTTCTGGTGGCGCAACCTCAATAGCCGGTAAATCTTCATTCACATCAGGATCTCCTGGGCCCACAACTATTAAGGGGTCTAGGATCGATCTAAACCCACCATAATGAGGTGATAGCGTGACTATTCCTAGCCCACAAAATTTACAAGCTTCTATATCATCAGCATCAGGTGTTGTTGCTTCAGCGCAGCAAGCTCTTGGTGCAGGTTGCGGTGTTGGTTCAGCACTATCGCAAATTAATTCATCGATACAACAAGCTAGTGAAGCAATCAATAATGCCATATCTACAGCAAATGATATCATATCTGCTGTGCAAAATCTACCGAATATTATCACACAGCAAGTAAGTGGTGTTATATCAACAGCAATAACAAATGCTTTAGGTCCTGTGCGTGAGCTTAATGCTTTAGCAAATCAAATTCAAGCTGAGGTTGCTAATCTTTTGCGATTGGTCAATAATCCTGCGGCCTTTATCGCACAATATCTTAATATTCAAAGATTATTCCCAAACCTAGACCTTAACGGTTTGTTAAATCGAATATTATCTGGTATGAATATATGCCAAGCAACGGCAGAAGCAGCGCAGCAAGCACCCAATCACCCACCATCTACTGCATCCGCTGAAGCTGCGCCAACAGCACAACCAACACCGGAAGCACCTGAACCCGCACCAGTTGTAAATCTTTCATATCAGTCTCAGATAACTCGTGAGCCACTAGAACCACCACCTGGGGTTGCTGGTTCTGCCGGAAATACATCAACAGATGATGCATTAAATCGCATTAGAGACCAGCAAAGGGCCGCATTGGAAGCTCAATATTGGAGATTAAGTTTACAAAGATTTTGGTCAACCGATGATCAAGAACGCGCCGATCTTGCACGACAAATGCTTGATACAAGAGAACAACAACAGGCATTTATACGCACATCGCCATAATGTGGTTGATAAATAAGCCACAAACGGAGAGATGAATGTCAAACGCGATCAAGACGCCAATCTTTAAGGATTTTGATCTAAACATGAAGATGCACCCGGTAACGGGTAAGCTAATTGTGCGTAAGAATCAAGATTCAGTTAAGCAGGCTCTTAGATCGCTAATACTTACGGATAGAGGCGAAAGACCATTTAGAAATCAGTTTGGGTCTGACATTCGCGCGAGACTATTTGATCTTATGGATCCTAGTTTGGCGCTACAGATAGAAAGTGATGTTTTACTAGCCGTAGCTAATTATGAAGAAAGAGCTATAATACTAAACGTAGGTGTGGTTGATGATCCAGAGAATAATGTTGTTCGTGTAAACATAACTTTTAGAACTACAACTTCTCAGGCTCCTGCTAACCTAACATTAACTCTGGAGGCCATACGATAATGGCGGCTAATAGTGCAATTACCGTAGCAGGTCTAGATTTTGATACGATTCGTCTCAATCTGCGAAACTTTATGGCAGGTAAACCCGATTTCTCAGATTTTGATTTTGAGGATTCTGCCATAGGTACGCTACTTGATCTTCTGGCATATAATACTTACTATAGCGCATTCTATGCAAATATGGCAGCAAATGAAGCATTTCTTGATACGGCTCAGATTTATGATAACGTCGTATCTCGCGCCAAAATGCTTGGATATCTTCCGACTTCAGCACGCGGCCCAACCGCAAATGTGCGAGTAAGTTTTACAGTTCCAGCAAATTCAACTTTCAGAACTATCAATATTGCAAAAAATACTCAGTTTAGGGCCGTAGTTAATGGTGTATCATATACATTTGTGACACCACAATCATATCCTATAACTGCAAATTCATCAAATAGATTTAATGGTTTTATTCAGATTACAGAGGGTGTACCATTAACGCATAGATTTCTTTTCTCTGCGGCCAATACATCATTTATATTACCTAATGCAAATACCGACACATCAAGCATAACTGTCGCAGTCACGACATCGGGTAATACTCAGACATATATTCAAGCATCCGATTTAAGAACTGTCAATTCTACATCAAAGGTTTTCTTTATAGAACCTGATCGCAATAAGCTGTTTAAAATTAGCTTTGGTGATAATGTTCTCGGGCAGAAACCTACGTTTAATAGCACAGTTGCGGTATCATATCGAGCAACAAACGGAACAAGAGCTAATGGTGCCAATAATTTTACCGCCATAAGCACAGTTGGTGGGCAAAGCAGCTTTACGTTAACAACAGTCGAAAGAGCCACTGGTGGTGCAGAAATTGAATCAATCGAATCGATTAGATTTAACGCACCGCGTCTCTATGAAACACAAAATCGTGCAGTAACTAAGGAAGACTATAAGAGAATAATTCTGCGCGATAACCCTGATCTATCGGCAGTCAATGTTTGGGGTGGCGAAGAAAATGATCCGCCAATATTTGGTAAAGTATATGCATGTGTAAAGCCTAGTGTTGGCACGCTCGTATCTACTAATCGCAAAGAGCGCATAAAGCTGGCCATTAAATCTTATAATGTGCAGTCAATCGACCTTGAAATTGTCGATCCAACATACCTATATGTGGTCCCAACAACAATAGTTCGTTACGATCCTCTTCTCACCACACTACAACCATCAGAAATTGCAGTTCGCGTTGCAAATAAGATCATAGCATATGAATCATCAAATTTAAATCGTTTTGATGGTAAATTTAGATATTCTAGATTTCTAGATTCGATTGATTCGGCTGAATCATCAATCGTATCAAGCACGGCCAAAATTGAAGCTCAAAAGAAATTCTTACCGTCAATTACACAATCAAATACCTATCGAATTTCATTCAATCGAATGATATATCACCCAAGTGACGGATATCAGACGGCCACTTCATCTACATCATTTATTTTAAATGGATTTACATCATTTTTTGATGATGATGGTAACGGAAATGTACGGGTATATTACGTATCTCAGGGTAAGCGAACTTATATCAAAAATATTGGTACAATAGATTACCTGACTGGACTAATTACACTAAATGCATTTCAGCCTACATCAGTTGCAACTGGTGAAATTGATATTCGTGTAGAACTTGATGATTATAATATCTCACCTATACGCAATCAGATATTACTAATAGCTGGTGCAAAGATAACACTAATAAATGACAATACAGGCGCAATTGATGCGCGTCTGGAAACCGTTAGTACTGTCGGTAACAGCGCGACTTTAGGTGCAACCTCAATTTCTCAGCTAACGACATTCTAATATGACAATATCAGGCGCCGAAGAAACATTCAAAAAAATATCACCTCTTATTGAGGCACAATTTCCTGCATTCATACGTGAAGAAGGACCCCGATTTGTATCCTTCTTAAAAGCTTATTATGAATTTATGGAGCAGTCTGGTCAGGCTGTTAATGCGACCCGAAGCTTAATTGATAATCAAGATATAGATCGAACTTTAGATTCATTTGTTGAATATTTTCAACGCGAATTTATGTTAAACATTCCAAAAGATGTTTTGGCCGATAAAAGATTACTTGTCAAGCATATTAGAGATTTCTATAGAACTAGAGGATCTAAATTTTCATATGATTTTCTATTCTATGCGCTGTTCAATAAGCAAATAGAGATTGTTTATCCTGGTGATTTTATACTAAGAGCATCTGATGGTAGATGGGTACGAGAGACAATACTTAGAGTTGGTAATCCATTTTCAACACTACCTACTAATTTAGACGGTAGAAATATTGTCGGATCAGTTTCAGGTGCGACGGCTCGGGTACAGAAAGTTACTCGCGTTGTGGTTCTTGGTCATCCACTATTTGAATTGCTTGTTGAAAATGTTGTTGGTGAGTTTATTGATGGTGAAACTGTATCTGATGATTTAGGTAATAATGCAACAATTACTTCAGCATTTGGTAGCTTAATTGGTATTGAACAAGTTGTTGATCCCGGTGCTTTTCACCAATCCGGCGATTCTGTTATAATAACCTCATCAGGGGCTACAGCATCAGCAAGAGTAGCATCAACAAATGATTTAGGACCAGTATCATTTCGCATCAATAGAGGAGGTAGTGGTTATCGTTTAGGTCAAACTGCAATAATTGTGGAAGGTGGATCGGGCACTGGTGCGGCTGCTATTGTTACATCTTTATCTAATACTACATTTGTTAGTTTAAATACAAATCAGATAGCACCATTATCTAATGTAGTTCTTAATACGGGCCCAACATTCGTATCTCTTGGTACAAATACAGCTTCGGTATCTGCAAATTTGGCGGCGGCCAATATATCATCGACTCTTGCAACATCCTTAAATTTTGCAAATTCAGTTGCTGGATCAATTAATGCAATTTCAGTTACTAGTGTTGGTATTAATTACGTACCGGAATTACCAACAGTTACTACACGGGATCAAATTGTATTCGAGCTAGGTGTGCCTGGCCAAGCTGGTAGACTTCAGGGTGATGATGCAGTAATTATTCCAATACGAGCACCCGGAGCAATTTCATCTCTTGGGGTAATATCATCGGATGCATCATTTGATAAATTTACTGATGCAATTGTAGTAAATTCTCGAGGCACCGCACCCACAATAGATCAGAATATTGATTTAGCAGGTAATCAGCGTTTTACCATTAGAAATACAACATATAACGCTGATATCAAACCTATTATTGCTGGCGTTATTACTCAGCCGGGTAGATACATTGATACTAAAGGCTTTCTTAGCTGGAATATGAGATTACAAGATAATGATTTTTATCAGGAATATTCATATCTGATTAAGGTCACAGAGATTGTAGATCGATATAGAGATGTTGTCAAGAGAGTATTGCATCCTGCAGGCTCTAAGATGTTTGGTAGCTATCAGTTTGTATCAAATACAAATCTATCACATAATCATGGTTTCATTTATAGTCAAGAAGCAATTTTACCGATTACATTAAGTGTTAATAAGGCAACATTAAGATCGGCAAATGTATCCGTTGCTGCTCAAGATAGTCAAGCAGTTGGATTAACCTTTAGCCCATCAGGTAGACAAATGTACATGATTGGGTCGAATACGGATAGAGTATATCAATATAAATTATCAACAGCATTTGATGTATCAACCGCAACTTATACTTCTAAAAATATATCAATTGCAAATACATCAACAACCGGTGCTGGTGATACATCACCAACCGATGTAAAATTTCATCCTGAAGGTCATACAATGTATATTGTTGGTACCATTAGGGATAGAGTTTATCAATATTCTTTATCTAAAGCTTGGGATGTATCTACAGCAACATTTGCATCCAAAAGTGCATTAGTATCATCACAAGATACTGCACCACAGTCTGTTGAATTTGGTGATAATGGTAGCAAGATGTATATTCTCGGTTCTACCAATGATAGAATTTTTCAATATACACTATCAACCCCGTGGGATGTTTCTACAGCAACGTATGCATCTAAATTTTTATCGGTGGCCACACAAGAAAATAGCCCACTAGCTATGGTTTTTGGTAGTGATGGTAAACAGGTTCTTGTAGTTGGTAGCACCACTGATACAGTTTATCAATATACACTATCAACGGCGTGGGATATTTCTACAGCAACATATGATAATAAGAGCTTAAATGTTGGATCCCGAGAATCAGTTCCACATGGGTTAGCATTAAGCATAGATCAAACAAAATTGTTTGTTGTGGGTACATCAACCGACACAGTTTATACCTACCAAAGGTCAACCTAGACCTGATAAATAATGTGACTAGGAAAAGGTTCAGATGACAAATAGAATCACTCCATTCTTTCGTTTAAATACAGCCGATCAGTTGAAGGAGTCATTTGATGAGCCTTCACCGACTCGGCTTTACATGTTTATGGGTGGGGTAACACCTTTTGCTAATGATTCATCACCACCGGCAGTAACAAACAATCAATTTACTACAGAGTTTGATGTATATCGAGATATGGTTGCGCTAAAGAGAATCAATTCAACCGACATCATCTCAATTGCGCCTCGATATAACTGGACAAATAATACTGTATATACTGAATATAATGATAGAACTGCAAATCTATATGATAAGCAATTTTATGTGCTTACATCAGAAAACAATGTCTATAAGTGCATAGACAATAATAGAGGCGCAGTATCGATAGAAGAACCCTCTGGTATTAGCACATCAGTTGTTAGCACAGCCGATGGTTATCGTTGGAAGTTCTTATTTGCTATAACTACCGCCGATGCGCAAAAATTCTTAAATAGCTCTTATATTCCAGTTAGGGAGATAACTGCAAATAACGGAAGCGCACAGTGGTCGGTGCAGCAAGTTGCGGCCAATGGGTCAATTGACCATATTGTAGTTACATCCAATGGTAGTGGTTATATAAGCACGGCTAATACCTTCTTATCAGTAACAAATTCGAGCGTGGTAAGATTAGAAACTAATGCATTACAGATTGACGGCGCATATACCGGATCAACTCTGTATATCTCATCCGGACTTGGTGTGGGTCAGCTTAGACGTATAACAAAATATGTTGGTACAGGTCGAGTGGTAACAGTTAACAACGCATTTACTATTACACCAAATACTTCATCGACTTATTCTATTGCGCCTACTGTGATAGTTAGTGGTGATAGTGGTGCAACTGCATCCATACGCGCAACCGCACATGTTTCTAATACATTGGGTGGCCAAGTTCGCAAAATCACCATGATAACTAACGGTCGTAGTTATGGCGAAGCAAATGTAGCCATCATAGCAAATTCATCATATGGGTCAGGTGCTATCGCACAAGCTATCATATCACCAAGAGGTGGTCATGGTAGCAATGCACGCAAAGAATTAAATGCTAAGGATCTAATGCTTTCTGTATCTATAGCTGGTGGTGAGTCAAATACATTTCCAACAAATAATGATTTTAGAACCATCGGTGTAATTAGAGATCCAAAGCTTAGAAGCGGGCCTGCAGCCAATGCATCGGTAATCGATCAGTGTCATCGTATAGTGCTACAAAATGTGTCGGGCGACTACACCGCTGATGAAATTGTAACTGGTGGCGTAAGCGGCGCTA